CCCGCCGGATCGAGGTATTTGATGCTTGTCACCGACTGCACCGGCCGCTTGAATATCTCGATACAATCCGGAAACCAGTCCAAATACATCGTCCATGTCTGCGTGATCATGGCGAGGTCGTAGATCATCTCGACCATCGTGCGCACCGCCAATATCTTGTCTTGGATCAGCAGGTCGTCGTTGTCGAGATCGATCCGGCTGTGCGCCTTGACCTCGTCGAGGCCGATCGGTTCCAAGACCGGCGGCGTCTTTAACACAAATGTCGGAATCGGCTTGCGGTTAAGATCGAACATTTTTCCGGCGTTTTACTGTTGCGGTTTCATGCCCGCCGAGATTGTCTTCCGGCGTTTCGATCAGGGGCGATTCATGAATCGCCCCTACGGACTTTTTTTTTCCGCCATCATCGCTCTGCCATCGGCGATCCACATCTCGGCGACCGCGGCGCGTACTTCATATTCCCTGTGCGCGCCGATCCAGCCGTATTCCTCGCTGAAAAAATCCTGCACGGTCGAAACGGTCACGGTGTCTTCTTCTGCCATGAATCCTCAATTAGCTGTACGGGTTCGCCAATTAGGGTTACGGGTTAGTCACCCATAAGTCCTTGATTATGCTAGAGCCAACCACTTCACCGGCCGGGTGCCGGCGTCCAAAAGATTGCCGTCCGACCGCATAAACGCGATAAAAGCGATCTGATCCAAATCGGCATACCTTTCCTCGAGCCGCACGAGGCGGATAGACGAAACGTCGCGAATCAGATATTTGCTCAAGTCGCCGAAAAGGATGAGCTTTTGCCCTGTCGTGAATGTCGCCGACATCGACTGATTGATGGTATAGCGATAGCCGAGCAGCCGATCCGGCACGCCGCTTTGCAATCCCGGCTGCCAAATATAGGCGTTAGTTGTCGATTCTTTTAGTTTGCGAATCGTCGCCAAAATCGTGTCGTGAAACATAAAACTTGCGCCCTGCCGGTAAGCCGGATCAACGCTATGGATCAAGTCGATGACTTCATCCGAGGTGAAGGTCGTCATGGACGCTGCGGCTTTGCCGACCACTGCGGCGACCGTCAGCCCCTTGGGCAACGTAGTCCCGGCGCCGGTGGTGAAATGGTCGTTCTGGATGCGCGCGATTCTTGTTCCGAGCCAGTCGCCGACGAGGGCGCCGAGGTCGAAGGCGCTGTCCTGCGTCAACTCGTAACTCATCAAGATCGGCTTGGAGCTGTATTTGAAAGCGTTCAAGACGAGCTGCGCGAAGGCCGGATCGACCGATGCGCCGATGGTAGTTGCCTCCGCCAAAATCGCACCTTTGTTGGTCGTGTCATTCATGGTCGGATACGGCAGCGCGTTGCCCGCGTCCGTGCGGATAACCGTGGCGTTTAGCCTGACGCCGCCATAGGCGAGCAGCGCCTGCTCGAGTGCGTACACGAACCCCTGAGGGATCGTCTCTTTGCCTTCTGTTGACGTGATCGTGTCCAGACCGACGCGAAACTCTCGCTGGAAACTTCGATAATGCTTGATGATCGGCAAATCGATCTGATTTACCCGCAAGTCAGGAATCCCGAGCTGCGCCGCGGCGTTGATATGGCGCTGTTCCAAGACCGCGCCGGGCTTGCCCATGCGCAGAAAACCCTGGACCGAGAGCGAGACGGCTTCTTCGTATTCATGGCGGGACATGGCGCGATTGGCCACGGTGCCATAGCGGAGCGTGTCAAACGACACATTTCCGTTGAAAGATCCCTCGCCGTTGCCGGTCCCGTTGCCATTGCCGTTTTTATTGACACTGCGGGCGAGCTCGGCCTCTTTCGTTGCTAAAAAATCCTCGTTCTTGATGCGCTTTTCCAGCCCGTTGATAGCCGCTTCCATCTTGTCGAACTTTTCGCGGTCCTCCGGCGTCTCGCCGCCGCGCTTGTCGCAATCGTCCTGCAAATCGCGCAATTCCTTGACCGCCGCGCCGAGTTGCTGCCTGAGTTCGTTAATATCTAACGACATAATTGATTCTCCTTTGGCTCAAGTAGTTTTGAGCGCGGTTGATAATTTCTTTGCGCATCTGGGCGCGGTCGAGGGATTCGGCTTTTAATTTTTCGGGGTCAAATGGATCTTCGGCGGCAAACCGGCCACGCAGGCCGACATCCGTCGTCGGATAGGCGGGTTGCGTGACCGGTGACACGTCGTAGAGGTTTTGAATCGTCTTGATGGCGCGCAACTTACCGGCGCGGTCGATCTCTTCGCCGTCCTCGGCGACGCGAAAACCAAAGGACATCTGCGAGATGTATTTGCCGCGGATCAGGGTCAATAAATCGCGCGCGTCGCTGGTATCGGGCGGAAAAATCCGCACTTTTAGCCCGATCTCATCCTCTTCGAGCATCAAACTTCGGTTCGAAACGCGGCCTATAAGCCGATCGTCGTTGTGATTGATGAGCGCACGCACGTCGTCGGTCTTGATCGCCGCGGTGAAGGCGCCGGGCCGGATCACCTCGCGCCAGCCAGGCGCAAAAGGGAAGATTTCGAGCGATGGTTGATTAAAAACGGCGGCGTGGCCCTCGATAAACGGCTTGTGCTCGCCTTCCATCGAAGCTCTGAGCTCGGCAACATTGAAAAAGCGGCGTTCGATTTCCATAAAAAAAGGGCGAGTTTCCGGCTGGTGCACCAGAAACCCGCCCTTCAATGGCAGCTAAAAAACCCGCGCTAACGTGCTAAAAATGACGGAAAAATGACGGAAAGAAAAGGATTTTTAAGAGATGAATCGGCTATTTTGTCGGTAATTGTCGGTAATTGTCGTTCTTTTTTTTGGCTTCGGCGATTGTCTCGCTCATTATCCGGCGCGTGTGGCCGATCCTGACCGCATCGAGCTCGCCCGACGCGATCCACCGCTCGACCGTGCGCGACGATACGTCAAACTCTTTGGCGACCTCGTCTATGCGATAGGATTTCTTATCGCTCATTTCGTCCACTTGCTCATTTGTTATCCTGCGTTCTTACGCTATATCCATGACGGTGATCTTCTTTAAAATGATATTGTTTCTCTAAATATCGCTTGAAGATTTCAAATCGCTGATCGTTTCTACTTTGCAAAAATACTTTATGCGGACCGGGTAATCGCACAAATCGACGCGCGGCTCGACAAACTTCCAATGACTTCGCTTCCTGCGGTATGACGACATCGGCCCAACCATAGGTATTAAAATCACTCGGATAAGGCACGAATACGCAACGGTCGCTCATAATAAATTGATAATGGATAATTGAGAATTGAAAATTATCCGGACATTTTCCATTCTCAATTTTCCATTCTCCATTATTTCGCCTGCCATCCATGGCCGTCGCCTTCATCCCAGCAGGTAGCAACCACCCGCGTATCATCGGGATGAAATGCGAGCTTGCGACCTTCGCGCAGCACGCGGATCGATATTCCGATCGGGCGCGGGTGCGGGTATAAAAGATATCCGGCTGCTTCGATCTGGTTCATGGCATCGGCGAGAATCTTGGCGGCGTCATGGGGTGTCATTCATTTTTTTTGCTTCTAGAATAACTTCATCAGACAAAGTTAAATATCTTTTTTTTAATTCAGGGTTTGTCTGTTCCCAATCGCCCATATTCAAGCGTTCAAAAATCAATCGTGCTATTTTTTCGTTTAATTCCATTGATTCCGTTCCTTTCAATGCGCCGCTCCGTTCAATGCGCCATTGGGCTTGGCCGGCACGGGCAAATTCGCCGGTTCAGGCGGCGCGATCTTGCCCCTTAAAATCTCGTCAAGCAGATCGATCGGCGCGAGATTCTGTTGCAGATAATGCCGGTCGCCGTCTGGGCCGATGCCGTTCATATTTTCCAGCCCACGGATCTCGTTGATCGTTATCGCGCCCATGTTAAACAACGCCTGGTAGAATTTCGCCCGCGAGTCGCTATCACCGCGCAGTAAAGCGTCGACTAAAAACTCGGCATACAAATTCTTGCGCTCCGCTTGCGTCAAAAGAGCGAGCGTTGCGCGCTGCTCCCAGCACACCAGCCACGGCCGGATGCAATCGACCACGAAGTCGATCGCCTGCTGCTCGACGCTGGCATAACTCATCGTTCCCGGCTTCAAAAGGCCAATTTTATAGCTCGGCACGCGATAAAGCGCGGCGATATCCGATTTTCCGAACTCCTGGCCCTGGATAAACTGCGCGTCGTCGGGAGGGATGCCTACGTCTTGCCACTTCATCCCCTCCTCTAAAATCGCCACGCGCGAGCGATTGGATAGCCCCTGGTGGCTCTCGTCCCAGCGTTTGCGCAATTGCTGAAAAGCCTGATCGCCAAGGACACCGGGGTGCATCAAAACGCCGCCGGGGCGCGCATCGTTGGAAAAAAACCGCGCGCGGTACTCCTCGGACGCCTTTTGCAGGCCCAAAGTCTCGCGCGCGAGGGCGATCGGCGAGTAACCTATGAGCCCGTCGGACGACAAGCCGCGCAAGTGCATCACGTCGGTCAATTGGCGCTCGCCGCCGTCCGGCGTGATGTAATAGTAAAAAATCCGCTCCTGAAATACCTGTAATCGCATGCGATCGGGCCGCAAGGGCCACAGATTTTGCACCCGGCCGGCGCCGTCGCGCTCGATCTCGGCATAGGCGTTGCCCCATAGGCAGAGATGGCCCTGAAGTGTCTGTTTAAACTCAAACGGCGACATAAACGGGTTAGGTTGGTCGTGTAAAACCCGATAAACGTCGTGATCCAGCGCCCGTTTCTTGCCCGCCGGCGTGCGCTGATAGAGAAAAACGGGAAGCGAGGCGACCGTGTCGGCGATAACTCTGACGCATTGATAAACCGTGGAGATCAGCAGGGCATTGCCCTCGGTGACTCGTACGCCCGCGGCCGTCGTCGTGCCGCCGCCAAAGGCGAAATATTCGGTGAACCCGGGCGTGTTGATGCCGATATTGCGCAAAGTGCGCTTAAACCATGTGAGAAATTTCATAGACTTCTTCGCTTTTCTCTTTCGTCCAGTGCCCGCTGTTCTCTTGGACTCAAAATTTTACCGGCTCGTTTTTTTTTAATAGCCACCGCTTCAATTTGCCGTTGTCGCTCAATCAATGGATCAAATTTTTTCCTTATTGGCGTCATAGAAACCGCATTTCCCGCTCGCCGTATATGCTGCCCTTCTCGTTGCCGTGACGGATGGCGAGTTCGAGGGCCATGATCGTGGCGACGATGCCGTCGATCTTTTCAATGCTCTTGCCCTTGTCCGGTTTTATATTTCCCGCCGGATCTTGTTTGACGACGACGTTGTTGGCCATCCAACGAAGGACCGGGTTGCCGCCGTGGGTGATCTTACGCGCCAAAATATAATTCAACAACTCTTTTGTCGGCCCGGTCATCGACGAAAACCCCTGGCCGAATTGCCATAGCATGGGCTTGTGAAAGTTGGCCGCCTCTTTTTCATCCGATGTAAATCCGTACTCGTCGCATAACGTCGTCGTGATCTGCGTCGATCCCCATCGGTCAAACGCCAGCGCCTTGAAGTCGAAATCGACGCGACAGCGGCCGAGGCGGAGCATGATCCATCGATAATCGATAGAATTGCCCGGCGTCGTCTCGACAAATCCCTCGCGTTGCCAAACATCGTAAGGCACGCGGTCTCGCCTGACGCGGTCGTGCATCGACTCCTCAGGTATCCAGAAAAACGGCATAACGGTGAATAACTCTTCGCCCATCATCGGCGGAAAAATCAGCGCCAAGGCTGCAATATCGGTCGTCGACGCGAGATCGAGCCCGCCGAAACAGCGCCGGCCGCGGAGCGCATCGTAATTGACCGGCGGCACGGCGCAGGCGTCCCACTCGGTCATTTGCAGCCACCGAACGTCCTGCTGCGTCCACATATTCAGGTGAAGTCGTTTGAAAGTATTCTCGTAAGCCGGCGTGACCTTCGCCTTTTCGCATTCGGCGGCGATATAATCTTCTTTGATCGATACACCTAAATTCGGGTTCGCCTTCTTCCAAATCTTTGGGCTCGTCCAATCGTCCGTGTCGCCTGCAGAAAAAATGATTGGCAAAAAAGCCGGGTCGTTGACGGTGCCGTCGATCACTTTCATCGCGTATTCGTGAACTTCCCAGCAGATCGAGTGACGATCATAACCAGCTGTCGTGAAATTGATATGCAGCGGTTGGCGCCGCGATCCGGTAGAAGTTTTGAGCACGTCATAAAGTAAGCGATTGAGCTGGGCGTGAAGCTCGTCGAATAAAATGGCGTGGGAGTTTTTGCCATGCTTGGTCGGCGCGTCAGCGGATAGGACGTGATATGCGTTGGATTTGTAGACGATCGAGCGGCGAAACGATTCGGAGACCGAATCCAAATCCGGATCTTGCTCGACCATTCCCTTGGCCACGTCGAACACGACCGCCGCCTGGTCGGTATCGGCCGCGGCCGAATAGATCTCCGCGCCCGGCTCGCCGTCGGCGAATAACAAATAGAGCCCCAGCGCCGCGCCGAGCGATGATTTGCCGTTTTTGCGCGGGACCTCGATCAAAACCTCGCGATAGAGCCTCGTGCCGTTGGGGCGTATCCAGCCAAAGATCCCGCGCACGATCTCGCGCTGCCAGCCCTCGATTTTAAATAATTGCCCAGCGAGCTCGCCTTTGACGTGGCGACAACATGTCTCGATAAAATCGACGGCGCGATCGGCCTTGGTTTGATCGAAATGCGCGCCATGCCGCTTCCAATTGGCGGCATTCTTCACACTGCCGTTTTTGTTTTTCCAAAATGGAATCACGCTAGAAATCTTTTAGCGCCCGCTGGTTTTTCTTTTGGTGTTGCTTTAATTCCAGCGCGATCCGAAGGCGACAATCCGAACTTAGCACTCCATCGGTCGCATCTTACATCGGTAGCAAGAAATGCTTTCATGTAGCCTTTAGCAATCGCGAGCTCTTCACCTGCGTCGTGAATTTTTTGCCAGAGTCGATCCCGAATCGCGCAGAGCAAACAGTAAGTTGAGAAAGCTGTAGAGTCTTGAAATGTGAGCAAACCTAATTCAATTAATTCTGGTGATTTCTCTTTCCACATTTTCAAGGCATCTGGATCTGCTAAAACTTTTTCGCTCGGTAACGGTTCTCCATCAAATTTTGGCTCCTCTTTGTTGATTGGACGTGTATGACCGGGTTTTCCTCGTAGCTTTACGACGTTGTTTGGTAATCTTGCCGGCCCACGTTTACCCATTTTCAAATAATCCCCCTATGGCAAAACCTCGGACTGTGTGAATTTGGG